TATTTTTGCTTTCGCTCTTCACCGAATCCCTGTTCTATGCCGCTAATTCAGCGACACTAACAGGTTGATATGATTCTCCAAGCATGACGTTCCCCGCCATTTTAATATTTTGCGCGGCATTAAGATCGCGACACATGCTAATTCCGCACGTACAATTAAACACACGATCTGATAATTTCATATCCCGCTTGGTGTCTTGCTCACAGTAGCCATTTTGGGTGTGCCTTCTGGGTACTGCGACCACTTGAGATTAATTTCGCCAAGTTTAGGCAGTTTGAGCAGTACGCCAGCAGTCGACTGTTTAAGCCAGTGGTAGCGTGTTGTACGCTTTAATTGAGTTACGTGCTTACTAAGACTAATGTAATTCATATTCTCTTTGCGTCTGCTGTAAGTCTTCTTTCGCATACCAAGCGCATGATTCCACACAAAACGCGCATTACCAAACTCAACCGCTAATTGCTTGATCTGCGGCTCGGTCGGATAAATGCGAAACTTGTAGGCTTTATTTGTTTTCATGGGTACAATTATACTTCATTTATCAAAAGGCGCAAGTATAATTATGCAGATAAGCAAAGGTTCATCAAGGGTTGCTTTGAATATGCCAACATGGCTTAAGGTTGGTGCACAGCAAGCTGCAAAAGAAAAAGGTGTCAATTTGTCTGAGTGGATAAAAGATTTAATGAAATATTCGCTGAAAAACGAAAGCAAAACAAACGCGGATGATTTATGACCGCCCTCGCGCCTGCTGCTAAGAGACGCAATCCGGCTAGGGGGTCGGCGGCATCCCTGCCTTCTTCGTTGTATGCCATCTTTTAAAAATAATTTTTAAAAAATAAAGCGCAGCCCGAAGACTGCGCTTACTTAATTACTTAGTGATAATGTAATTTACAGTGGATGCACCGGGGTCGCCACTACATAGCATCACAAAAGAACCAGCACCTGGCGTTACTTTCTGAACAGTCACCGCGTTGGCTGAAGTATTGAATTGAGCTAACACCATGCTGCCGGCTGTACAGAAGGCATCGGTTATAGTCACTGATGCACTTCCGCCTGCATCAGCAGCCGCCGCAACAGACTTCATTCTAAGCGCTGAAGTTGACACGACAATTCCACCTGTGGCCGCTTCAATGTCAGGAATCGTATAGACACTTGATTGCCCCATCACGCCATTGCTGATAGTGGTGTCAAACGCGCCCCCTGCATCAACGGCTGTTACTAAAAGACGGCCATTGGCTGTCGTTGTTGGGTACGATACAAAGAAACCTGCATTTGCGTCGGAACCAGCTAATACATTACCCACGAGCACTTGGATGTTATTAGAACCAGTGATAGTTAATCCTGAGCTGATGCTTTGAGCTGATGCAGAGCTGCTTGTTAAAACAAACGCTGAAGTAGCTGCGCCTGAGTCAGGAATCGTTACAACCTGTGCTTGTGCTTGCGCAGTCGAGTTACTTATTGTTGTGCCAAAATCACCCGTGGCGTTTATAGCCCCCTGCATTGCAATAAAACCACTCGCAGCAGTTGTCGGGAAAGCTTCAACTAAACCGACGAAACCACCACCCGCTAAGCCGCTTGCTATAAATCCTGCATCTACTTGTAAATTTCCTGAGGTAATGTTTTGAGTTCCACCACTGCCGGAAAGCATGAAGGAAGCTGTAGCCGCGCCTGAGTCAGGAATGCTAATCACTTGGTCTTGAGCCACTGCAACCGCATTACTTATCACGGTATCAAAGTCACCTGTCGCATTAATTGCGGCTTTCAATGAAAGAACACCGCTGGCAGTAGTTGTGGGATATGCGTCAAATTCACCAACAAACCCACCCGCTGCTAATCCGCTTGAAATAATACCTGCATCAACGTCTAATCCACCACTTGTAATGTGCTGAGTACTCGCAAAATCACTAATAATGAATTCGGCTGTGGTTTGCCCTGCATCAGGTATGCTATATACCGTCGCTTGGCCTTGAGACGCATTGCTTATTGTCGTTACTGTATCGCCTACACTGGCCACACCAACAATCTTTAGTGAGCCTTTAGCCGCCGTAGAGGGGAAAGAAGCTAAGGTTCCCGCTGTTCCAGACAAACCAGCTTGCAGGTTTCCGCCATTGATGGCTGTGGCCGCATCTTCATACAAAGTACCCGTTGTATTGGAATACACTGCCATGTGATTGAGTGTTGTAGGCAGCGTTACATCGCCTGGGGAACCATTCGGCACTAAAGACCAATCTGTTCCTACGTGCTCTACCTGATACCAGCCTACTTGTGGCTGTGCGCTAGCACTCGCTTTTGTTGATACTTTGGCGATACAGGGCATAGAAAAAGAAGCGCCATTTTGTACAGCTTGATTCAGGTATCCCGTGGTTAGTACGGTTCCTTCGGTATCAGTGGTATTAATCGAGGCATAACTAGGCAATACGCCTAACTCGCCAGGCTGCGATGTTTGAATATTTAATATTGCCATTATTATTCCTTAGTTGTTGTTAGTTAATCCACGGCTAATTCGGCCGGTACAGCCTCGGATAAAATCCCTGCCGCTTTATTTACAACATCAAGCCAATTTTTCGTTTCTTGCAACGCGCCCAAAAGTGCGTTGTGATTAGCCAGAGATTGCTGAAAACCTTTTTCTAAACCTTTGTGAGTTTCTAAACTTTTCTCGACTGCTTCTTCAAGCTGTTTGATTCGTGCGTTAATTTGGTCTGCATTCATTTTATATCCTTTTCAAATTTAAAAATTTATTTATTTTTTACATTTTTAGATAACTTGCCACGTAAAACGATGGCCTCATCTTCTAACTCTTTTATTTTTTGATTGTCATTGGTTCGTAGATATCGGATAGACTTCATATCCAAGTCGTCTAATTCTTTGACAATTTCGGCATCACGCACTTTTAATTGTTCAATTGCTTGGTCAGCAGCATACTCAGGCGCAAACTTAATAGCCCAAGCAGACAATTGCGCCTCCGTGGGAATCGGTTCATTTTTTAAATTCCATTCTGCAATTTGGAAGTCAACGATACCTACCTCAGGGCTGTAATTTAAGACACGAATATCTATCCCCATGACGGCATCAGGATATTGACATTTTAGGGTGTACCATAAAGGCGTTTCCATGTTTTTCCTTATTTCTATTTGTTGTTAGGTGTATTCGTAGACTACAAGATAGCCTGAGCCACCGGCGCCACCTGTTCCGAAGCCGGGAGCACCACCGCCCCCTCCACCACCACTATTTGCTTTTCCAGCTACAGCCGCAAGTCCGGTGTTTTGATTGGCTCCCGAGCCACCGCCAGCTCCCGCACCCGTTCCACCAACTCCAAAAGGAGCCCCGGTTATACCATAGCCTCCCGATGCCCCAATAATATTTCTAACTTCTCCGTTTGTCGCCGTTCCTCCAACTCCTCCTACCGCCTGAAAGGAAGTTGTAGTTCCCGTGCCCCCACCTCCACCCGTATAAGTTGTAGCGCCGATAACTAACGTACTATTCGCGCCCGTACCACCCTGAGTATAAGTATACCCAGTACTGCCTGTTACGGACGCATATCCAATAACTAACCCTCCTTGGCCGCCACCCCCTGAAGACCTAGTAGAGTAAGTTCCTCCAGCGCCACCACCCCCGCTTAAATAAAACAATGCCTTCGTGGCCGATGCATTGGCGGTATAGGTTCCTGAGGATGTAAAAACTTGTATGTCTAATAACTGACCGCCACCAGCCGCGCCGGGCGTAGCCCATGCACCATCACCACGCCAAAACGTAGTTGCTGTAGCAGATGTTCCTGAGTTTAAATTCGCTACAGGCAAATTACCCGTAGCTTGAGCAACAGGAATAGACGTGCAATTTGTCAGTGCTCCTGATGTCGGCGTACCTAATAAGGGTGTTACTAATGTAGGGGATGTACTCAACACAACCGAACCCGTACCCGTTTTTGATGTCACTCCCGTGCCACCTATAGCCACGCTGAGCGGGTTGGAACCATTCACATTAAGCGTGTTGTTACTCATAATTTAATCCTAAAGAGCAGGGCTACACGAAGTAACCCTGAGATTAATTTAATAACTACTATAACTATACTACAGCGTAACCATCGCCTGAACTGACGTTACCGACCATTGCCCAAGTTGTATCAGCAACAATACAAATCACTTGGATTGCATCATAGTTAGAAACATTGGTGACTGTACCGCCTGAACTTGTAGCAGTTTGTCCAACTTGCACGGTTTGACCTGCGCCGGCTGTTAATACCCAACCACCTGCACCCAAACCCTGAACGCCTACAATAGATCCTACGGCGGCGGTTGTTGGCAACGTGACAGTTGTTTGTGTTGCGTTTTCGATGATGTATCCGGTGTCCACAACCGCTGTTTGACTTGTTCCAGCCAAACCAACCCAGTCTACGCCGCCTGTGGCTGCAAAAGATAAGGTTCCAGCGCCCGGGGTTATAGTAATACCTGAACCAGCGGTGATAGAGGCTGCTACTGGTGTAGCGCCTGTTGACCCAATAATAACTTGACCGTTTGTTAACGAGGAAGTGAATACAGGGACACCCGTTGAATTAGAAACAAGACCTGCACTATTAGCCGCACCAACACCCGCGACCACGTTCGCTGAAGAACTGAATAAAATTTGATTAACGGTGGTTGTAGCTGGGTAAGTTGCTGTTGACCAAACAGGAGCTGCGGATGCGCCAGACATCAATAGCTGGTTCGCTGTGGCAGTTCCCGCTAAAATGTCCATGTTGGTGGCTGTTGAGAAAACGATACCGCCGACATCAGCCGTTAAAGTGTTGTTAGTACCACCGATTAGCAGACCAAGGGGGGTAGTTGGATTAATATTTAGCGCATTATTACTAGCCATGATTTAACCTCTCTAAATTACATTAAACCAGTCGTAACTGGCTGTTCAATTGAACCCTTTCATTTTTGCTATCCATTGCACTCTTTTATTTCTATAGCAAGTCTATATCGATACCAATTGAGGCGTAAGCACGCCATGTGGTGTTTGCCACGGTACAAACCAGTGAAATTGAATCACCTACATCGGTGGAATTAACGGAACCTGTCACGCCGACGGTAGATGAAACAGAACCTAAAACCACAGATTGCAGCGCATTTTGTGAAATCTTCCAGCCTGAGCCTACCCCTGTTGCTATTTTTAGTTCAGTACCGTAGGTAGCCGTAGCGGGTAGAACTAATTCGGTAATTCCTGAGCCATAATCGGCTAAATAACTACCACCCGCCACCATCGATTGTGTCACAAGCGGCGCTGAAACCCATACTACTGAACCGCCTGTGGTTGCTAGTGTGCCTGTGGCTGGCCATTGGATTGTTGAGCCGTCGGGAAGCAAAGGAACATCATAAAATGTACCGTTAACATTAACGCGCCAATATCCGGCGTTCCCTGCGGGTATGATGGTTCCGTCACCCCGAAAACCTACTTTGTTGGTAGTTGAACCAATGGTTATGCTTGCGCCAAAATCACCAGAACCAACGCCCGTTGCTATGTGTCCTAACCCATTTGCGCCGATAACGATTACATCATCAACGTCGGTTGCGCTATCTGAATTCGAGTTATAGCCTATAAATATTGAATTACTGCCTGTGTTTACATCAAAACTTAATGGATTAGCGCCAAACACGCCGGACATGGAGCCTATAAAAACATTGTTTGCATAGGTGCCGCCCATGGTGCCTAAACCTGACCCTGCGCTGAATCCTACGTAAGTACTATCCGATCCATTTGAAACTAATCCTGCGTTAGAGCCTATGGCCGTTTCTTGAATTCCTGTGGTCAATGTGGATAAAGCACCAGAACCCATCGCATTATTATTGGTTCCTGATGTGAGGCCTTGCAGAGCAATGTACCCCATGGCATTGTTAGCCGTTCCACTGACATTGCTCACTAATGCATCTTTACCAAACGCACAGTTTGTATTAAATGCGTCTTCAAAATTACCTTGTCCTACCGTCAGGCTATGTACCACAATATCAGCGCCAATGGTGTTGGTAATGCTTGGTACACCCGTGGCAGAGGTGGCTAATAATCCATTGTTTCCTGTCGTCAAACCGCTGATGGTTGTCCCATTGGCGGCGTAGTATCCAACCTGATTAATGAGTCCTGAGTTAACCGTTCCTGTGCCTGAATTACTCGCTGAATTAATCAATACGAATGATGAATACTGGTCTGAATAAATAAAGAGTGCCATGCCGTTTAACAGTATTTCACCGCCCACCAAAGCGTTTCCATTTTGTAATACAATCGCTGATGTTGCGCCATTAACCGTCAGAGTTGATGCCCCGGTGTTTGTATTAATGGGCTGCATGATTATTTCAAATCCGCCATTAATTACGTCTTGAGCGGGTAAAACATTGGCAATATAGGCGTTTACTATTCCCGTATCGAGAGAATAAACGTATTCATTTCCTTGTACTGAAAACGTATTGGCGGTAGTGACGCTTGGGTTAATTAATTGAAATTCATTGGCGGATAAATTATAGATAAATATGTACGCTTCACTTGGTTGAATGTCTCCCGGAGCAATCGAGCCGGAAAAAGTCGCAATCGATACAGGCGCGAGGGCATTAACTTTTAATGTGGGAGAGTTCGTTAAATTTGTGTAGCCAGGCACCATGCTAATCAGCAAACCATCTGTTAAAGTCGTGACCGCTGGCGCTAAGACAACGACAAAAGCATCATCAGCCCCACCACCGGTGGCATAGTTAAAGGCGCTTTGCTGTACTTGAAGCTGCGTGACTGAATCGCCGAATTGCGTGATAAAATCAGAGCCTAAAATGGCTCCATCGGCGATACCAGCAACACCGACATAGATAAGGTCGGAGGCTCCGATCGTCGTGATTGGATTGGCTGTATAAACCTGCTGAACATTGGCTGACATAATTTAGTCCAAAAGTAATAGATCGGAGCCGTCATCTAACAGCAAGAAATGTGTCCCATCGTCTAATAAAGCAAAAAATCCAGAAAATGGTGGGTTTAATGGCATGAACCCATTATACCCAGACACAAACGGGCTTTGAACTAATGGATTGTCTACAACATTCATCCCCAAAGCTTGGTTAAATATACTCATAATTAATAAGGCGTAATGACTTGGTACTCAACAGTCATGTAGACATCGGTTGTCTCCGGGGTAATCACGCTTATAGATGTACCCGCACTTAATGCGCGTCCCGCTGGATTTAAAACAGAGGTAACAGAACTCACCGTGTTGTCAGGTACAGCCGCTGTATCAGTAAATGATACAAACACATTAGCGCCCGGCGTGTAGCTAAAAATAACCATCCAATTAGCGTAGTTACTTGGAACGGTAAATACTTTTTCTGTATCAGTTGGCAACAAACAGCCTTCAATATCATAGGTTGGTTGAATGCCAAAGCCGTTGTATCCGTTTATGTCTCGTGTCATATTAAATTTGGTTGACATTCAATTATTCCTTCTGTTTTATTCGTTACTCAAAACGAATGCATTTTTTAACTAACATGGTTTGTTGTACGATGCTGTGAGCGGTACCGCCCCCTTGCGTGGCGACACTCATTGATACATTGGAACCAGATATAAGGGTTCCAGCACCAGCACCAGTAGCCATCGCGGTGCCTTTGCCCAGCGAACTATTCCCTGTGTGCGTATGGGCTGGCATTTCACTAATAGTTAAGAGATGAGTCGCCGATCCAACAGGCGCACCAATCGCATTTAGATTCGACGCGGCTAATGAGCCTTTCGCTCCTGCCGTCACAAAATCGCGCAAATCGGGTACATTAAACGTTGTGGTTCCATCGCCCACACCTGATTTATAGAACGACACCACCGAACTTCCAGTAATAGTTGCGTTGTTAGACATCGTGATGGTGTTAACAGCAATCCCTGTGATCGTAGTGGCTGTTGGGATTCCTGTTCCTGTGATGGCCATATTAATATAATATAGCGTGCCATCAGCTACGGTAAACTTGTTTTGGTTAGCACCGGTATTTATTAAACTCACGGTTTCTTTAAGAATTTTAGAAACAGCAAAGAATCTAACGGGAACCGTGTCTGTAGCAGTTCCGGCAGCCGACATGGTCACCGTGGTTCCTGCAATATTGATAATCGTTGTTAGTGCTGGGATTCCATCGCCTTCAACCCCCATTCCTATGTGGTATTCATCAGCAGAAACCACCGTAAATGTCGAGACTGAGATTGTTATTGTCACCGTTTCTATAATCGTAATCGTATCAAATAATCTTTCATAATCGATTCGGCTATAGGTGTCGTAGTTACACAACAAATAGTGTTCAGGAACTGAGAATCCAAAATAATCAATGATGGTCGCAATAGGTACAATCGGATAAGCGGCATGATATAAATGGTCAATCTGTCGCTCGGTAGATTGCTGCAAAAATTGAGGCAAATCAGGACTCAATGCGGGTAGCAGTGTTTCGATTGGTAGCAATTGAAAGCTTGAAACCGTGACTGTGCTGTTGGGCTGAATATTCAGCCTCATCTTTACATTGCCCGACGGAGCCGCATTTGTGTTGATTGTGCCATCAATGACGACTGAACCCGTCATGGCTATGTAGCTACCGTCGGACGGCGTGAATTGATCAACTACCTCGTAAGCCGTGCCTGATGATGGAATATATGACCAGACCAAATTAACTGTTGTTGGTATGACTGACTTCGCAATAAAAAATCCCGATATAATGCCGGAGGTTAAATCAGGCCCTACAAATAAGCGCGGACTTCCTGTTAAGGTTTGTTCTAAATAGACTTGTGTTATATCAACAGTACTGGTTATTTTTAATAAATAAGGTGGCTGACTTGGGATACCTGTTTCAGCGTTTTCTATTAAGGTAACGGTAACGGTTCCTGTGCCACTAACTACCAAAAACCAATCGGTTGCTATTTCGGTTGATTTGTTTGAGTCGGCGGCGTAGGTTATTTCTATGGGTGAGGTGAATAAGGTCTCAACAAACTGTGGGTTTGAAATAGGATTTTCGCTTGTCATACCATTGTTAGCGCCGCCGCTTTGTACAAACGCATTAGGTGGCCATTGGTCGATGGTAAATTGGGGTATTAGTGCGGAATTATCTACCGTAATATAGTATAGTTCTTGCTCACCTTGTGCGGCAGGAGTACCTGCAAAAGGAAAGAGAAAGAAGGTGGCATTGTTTCCACTACCATCGACGAATGAGCCAATTGCGGACAGGGTTAATTGAGAGCCAGCATTAACAAAGCTGCCCTCTTCTGTGTTTGATTGTTGATATACGTCTTTACGTATCGTATGGGCTGCATCACTATAAAAAGTGACAATACCGGCTGATAATTGAGAGCCTGTATCTTTGTCAAATATGACTTGTTGAAGTGGAAAACACGCAACAAATCGAGTATCCGGCAATGCCATTGACGTTATTCCCTAACATGAAATGCAATGGTATTAATATTACTCTTATTGAGTCAATCGGTCTACAGGCGCATTATTTATTCGAGCCGAACAAATCATCAAATGCAGATAAGCCTAGCCATATAAAAAATATTAACAGGATGAATGACATAAAATGAACCACCGTTAAATTAAAACAGCATGTTAACATAAATTAGAGCAGTGTGTTTAAAAAAATCTTCTCGCTATCTTGGAGGCCGTTGATCCAACCCCAGTCGCCACGATTCCAATTTTTGCCAATCCTTTTAGTTTGTTTAGGACTAATTTCCGATCGTCTTTTGCTTGTTTTATTTTATTTCCAATTTCCAGGTTTTGTTTTAATGAGTTAGATTTTAGTTTTGACAGCATAGAAAGCTGATTTATTTCATCATCATATTTTTGTATTTTTGTTTGAAGTTTTTGCGCTTCATTTTTTATTTTTTCAAGCCCTACGTCTTCCTTGTAAGCCTCCTCGACGCGCGTGGCTTCTTCTTGTCGTCTTGTCGTTTCTTGTGTGGCTCGTTCGGCACGCTTATGAGCCTGTTGTAATTGTTGTCTAAGTTTCTGCAAAGGTTCTAATTGTGATATAAATTCTTCTTCTAAATTGGATGCACCTAATAAATCTTGTGGATTATTAGCGTAAGTGTGTCCAATAGCCGTCCTGGTGGCCTCTGGGTGACCCAGCGTTAGTCGTCTTAATAATCCTTGTCCAATGTCGTTACCGCGCATTTGATGCATGATATTAGTGCCACTAATCCCCCGACCTGCTTCAATCTTTTGAGCTAAAGGATTTTTATATAGGGACGCGTATTCTCGCCACTGAGAATTCAAGCCGCCCAATGTGTCTCTAAAATTTTCATCAATATTTTTTTCTAAATAGTCCGCTAGTTTGTTTGCATTTTCTGTGAATTGGTCTCCCTGGTTCCTATAATTTGTACGTTGCTCTTCAGTGAGTGAACTGTTTCGTTCGTATGATTTTCTGTATAAATTCTTAGCCAGTTTGTCAGCCGTTCTAAACTTTGTTAACAACTCGGAGGCGGGGACAACTTGACTATCTTGATTTGATTCTAGCTCTTTTAATAATTGATTGGCTTCAGGGGTAGCATGATTCCCTTCTTTGACCAGATTTTTTAACTCGCTATAAATTTCATTTACGTCGCGAGTTTTTGGTAATTCTATATTTTGAGTTGAAAACTCATCTTTTAGTTGGTTATATCCTTCACTTATTTTTCCTCTATTTTGTTTTATCATAGGGTTCATGATGTTTTGGTATTCAACATCATTATTTTGACCCTTCCCTAAATAATTCTGCATTCCCTGTTCAGTTTGTTGTATATTTTGGTTGGCTTCTGATATAAGACCTTCCCCCGTTCCCCCTGGCAGTCTGTTTTGCAAGTTTTCTGAAGGCTCTAATGCTTTTTCACCTAGCGATTGTAATTGTTCTCCCGCCAGGTCTTTTGCTCTTATCATGCTTGAAGTATTGGCGCTCTTTCCATAAGCACGTTTTAAGTAGTCCTCAAAAGTTTTTAGTTCACTGTTTGATATGTCGCTTTTTTCTTCGGCTTGTAATTGTTGTTTTTCTAAACCTCCAACGCGGGAGGCGTTATACATTCTTGATAATGCTGATAAGCCTTTGGAGGCCACGCCTAACTTATTAAAAAGTGCAGTAGCTGGTAATGCATACTCGCCTGCCAGTTGCGCTAGAGGGTGAGCCACATCGCCTTGTTTTGGTTTTAATGATTTTGGTATTATTTGTTCCTCAGGAATCAGAGGAATTCCGGCTAATTTATACAAATTATATATGCCTGTGATAGGTGCTCTTCCTGCCGAACGTGCGAATGCTCCCCATGCACTTGTTTCGCCACTGTCATCGGCTTGATCGTCAAAATCTTTGGCGGTAGGCTTGTAGGTTGATTGATTAGATGTTTCGATCTCATCAAAATCTTTGGCCGTAGGCTTGTAGGTCATTACTCCTCCCCTAAATGCAATTCTCTCACTATCTTTTTTTGATAGGGGGATAGTTTTGATAAATAGTCCTTGAAATCTTTTTCTGATGAAAAGGATTTTCGTGGAACGAAATCTTCAACTTTCGTATCAAAATTAGTTTTGCCACCTGACGATTTGTAGATGTCATAATGACGCGCGTTGGATTTTTGGAGTTCTTCCGCTATTTTTTCAAGTTTACCTATGGCGATTTTGTCCCTTTCCATAAAGCTGGGCTTTATGTTTTGAGCCAATACTAACGAGGTAGCTAAAATACGATTGCCGGATAACTCTTTGGCTTGCGGTCCTACCAGCCGCCCTATGGTGCTTTCAAGCTTGCCATAATCTGGATCGTTTGTGTTTCTTTTTCGGTAAGATGGTCCGCGAAAATCATATCCTGCAATCCCAGCGCCATACCATTCAGGATGTTTTTTAGATATTTCAATAGCCTCTAGCACGTCTTTTTCTAATTGCTGTGATTGAGGCAATTGGTTTTCTAGTTCAGTTCTTGTTTTAACATTTTGAGCTGCTTGCGAGGCCATTTCTGCTTTTTCATAGGGTGTCAGAATAGGTGCATTCGCTTTATTGTTTGCTTCCCTCGTTTTCGCTTCAAGTAGTTGTTGCCTGAACGGCGTTAATCCTGTATTTGCTTGAATATTTCCTGTTCCTGCTTGGGTATGCATTAAATCGGCCAATGCTTGTTGTTCGCTATATTTAGCTTTACCGGAAGCAATCTTGTTAGCTAACTGGGTTTTCAATAAGTCTTCGGATAATTGTTTAGGCTTCATTAAACCTTCGGCTACTTTTCCATAGTTCGTAAACCCTTCGGTTATTCGGTCGCCTAAATTAAAACGCCCCATGTCTTCAGGAGTGAGTTTAAAAGGGGGTGGCATCGCGCTAAATGGCATCTTATTTACCTCCAAACAGATTGCTAAGCCATCCTAGTCCACCCGATACTGCACTTCCGCCAGGGATGAACGAAGCACCAAATTGGCCTAAGCCTTTTGCAAAGTCTCCAAACGCTGAACCACGTCTTGCATTCTGTCCTGCTTGTCCGGCATATGCATTTTGTCCTTGCATGGCTCTAATCTGCGCCATGTAGTCTGCCATTTGTTTTGAGGATTCAAATCCTCGATTAGTGGTGTTTTCGTTTCCTTCAAGGCCTTTGTTATAAATTCCTGTTGTGCTGTTTAGATAATTATTAAAGTCTTTAGAGGCCACATCGCCAGCACGATTCATCATGTCTTCTTGATTCGCCGGTGTACCAAGACTACCGCCTGAAGCCGCCGCCGCATTTCCGCCTCGCATAGCTTGCTCAAGCGCATATTTATACCCCGGTGATTCTTTGTAACCACCTGCTAATTTATCATAGACTGCATTGGGGTCGTTTATCCCTTTTTCATACTCACCTTGACCCAGAGCCCCTGCTTGTTTCCCTTGATTGATATAGTCATTCATGTACTGCCCGGTTTCGCCCGGTATTTTATTATAATAATCATTGGCAGAGTTGGCAGGATTTTTTCCGCCCCCTCCAAATAGGTTGGCCAGACCTCCAGCCATTCCGGCTGCCCCAGAAAATCTATTTGATTTATTCATAAAATCCATAAATTGTTGCATTTGTTCGGGACTAAAATCCATACCAGCCATGATAACTCCTCAAGTCACTGTAATTGTTTTAAAAATGGGAGTTGTGTTATCAGTCCCATTGTTGAATGCCACGAGCAGTTTATCATTCCCAGCGCCTGGCATCGCTGCTGTATTTGGTTGATAAATCAATGTACCAAACTGGCAAGTATAAACGGTACTCAAAGGGTCGCTTGTGTTGGGTACTGTATTATCTTGTATGGTCGTTACATTGGCCGAATTTTGACTAGGAACAACTAGCCCTTCATTCCCACTATTTAATTGTAATTGAGATACCAGCGTTTGCATAAAATACTGGAAATCAGTGGTAGCATATCCATTTTCATCGATTAATTTTCCTGACGGCATCGTGGGAATTCGTATGTTTTTATCGTAAGTGGTTGGTACACTCATAGATACACCTCAACAACCCCGTCTGTGCAAACAAAACGACCCATCCCATTAAATCTTAGTTTAAAAGTGGCATCATTCATGATGCCTAGCCTTTGATAATCAAATCGGCTTTTTCGGTTTCCAGTGGCATTCATATTGAGTCGATAATTGCTACCGAAGGTTTCACCGCCATCATACGAAATAGATAAATCCACCGCGTTTTGTGATGATATTTGTGTGAGTCCGTTAGGTAGAAGCGTATTGGTGAGCGCGTTTGGCTGTCCCTGTTCTATTGTGAAAGTAAGGCTTTTACCTATGTAATATCGACTATCAGCCAAACGCATGGGAGGACAGATGCGTATTCTAGGTATTTCTCGTATATCAGTTTCACCATACTGCGCTGTGTAATAATTTGAGCTAAAATTAAATAAGTTTCCACCTTTGAGGCTCACAAAGTAATATTCACGATTGTAATAAACGACATCACGAGCAATATGATAATTCAAATTCTCATCTGTCACTGTAAAAAATATTTTTGTATTAAAATCGTAAGCGTAACTTAAATTATCATCTGGAAAAGTGAACTGATAAATAATATGCCCATCTTGTTGGTATAAAAACCCAGTGCAATTACTTGGGTTGCTTAAGTTTCCTAATACAAAATTAATTCCGTCTGTTGAAATGGGTTGGATTGTATTCCCTTGGTATACCAACAATACCGGCCCTGATTGCTCATTGACCCCTATCCATACAATCATTTTATCTAATGAGGCAATACTTGACGCATTCAGGCAACCAAAGTCTGAGTTATAGGACGGGTTTCGTTGATATGGAAACAAAGCGTTTCCCACGTCTTGCCAAATCTCGGCCACATTGTGACCAAAGATAATTAGGTTATTACCGCCCCCTGGTATTGGCACTGCCGCTTTTATTTTGTCTGGTTTTGATTGCAGTGAGCCCACATTAGATGATGTGTTTGGCCATAATTTTGCATTATTTAACTCAGACAAATACCAATTCGTTGTGCCTTCATTCGCTATAATGAGCCGCCCATTTTGAAATGATATAAACCCCGGGCTATCAAGTTCCGCTGGAATTTGACCTGCTGCAAAGGTTAGTTGTATTAGTGCATTGGTATTCGTTGTATAGACGTATACGCCTTGGCCGTCTGTTATGCATATTTCCTGATTGTTGTTTTCAGCCATATAAACATTGCCAGAGCTTGTCACCAGCGACGTTGTTAAAGGGATAGCTGCTAAGTATTTGTCAATCACGTAAACGGTTGAACCCCATACTGCCAGCATTATATTGGCAGTTGAGCTTGCATATAACGCTCTACCTTTCTGTGTTCCGGCTGTATCTAATTGAAACTTGTATCCGGCGTATGGCACTAAAAATCCATCAGACACAATGAAATTAAATGTCTGCTCAGAGCTAATTTTTGGATAACGACCAAATTTATTGCCGCCCACCATAATAAGCTGGTTAGTTGATATCTGCTGTTGTGCGTTTGGTGCTGGCATTCGTGTCCTGTTTATATGAATAAATTAATACTGATTTTAATATTGGCACATATCCATCAGGGAACATAACCAGTCGTCAAATTCACAGTCTGCCAGTCCATCCCATAATCATTATCAAAGTAATTTATACTTGCAATCGATAAGTCCGGTGGGCTCACAGACATTAATTTCTTTTCGATTTCTTTAAATTTCATTTGTGATGCGTCTGGAAAAGTTGCACCATATTCGCAACATATGTATTGTGCCAGTGCATAACGTAGGTATTCTATATAATAAGTGTCGTACGTTAAGATCATGTCCGTCGTTACTTCAACGTCGGTTAACGCGTATTTTGCAGACATATTCATGATGTAGTTATCAGCAGGAACATAGTATAAATAAATATCTGCACCACCTTTAACGCGCTCTACTCGATAACTAAAAGGTAACGATTGAATACCATCAACTCGCGCACTGGAAAAATATCCGTGCCGTGTCATCTCAGTCATATGGTAACGAACTTGACCCACATTGAAAGTTAAAACATCAACCATCAGCAAGCCATCAATAAAATAGCTTTCAGTTCCCGCTACCGCATTAAATGTAGTTCGATTGTAGTAGGGGATTAAACGCGTGTCCGTTCCTTTGAAGTCTAGCAATGCATTCAGTAAATAGAGACCATCAGATACCTGGTCTCCAGTTACTGTTTGCGTGAAACGTGACACAGTTTGAGATAGATAATAAGCCCGTGTAATTAGCTCTAAAGCTGTATATGCCATAATACCTACCTCATATTTGTTTAGATGTTAAACTCATACCCTGCAACATTAATTGCAACTGCATCCCCACCACCAGCCGACCATAAATAATTAACGGTAGGTACGGCAGAGACTAATTGAGATAAAACCTCAACATTGGCGGTTACATGAACACCTGTTACTTGACTTGTAAGCTTGGCGGCTATGCCTGTCGCGTTGCCTGGTGTCAATGACAATATACGGCTAGCAGCAGAGGGATTCATATCAACCGCTAACATAACGGGCAAATTGTCAACGGCTGGAACTAATGTTGTTAAAACTACAGCCGTGGCAGTTGTGGCAGCACCTACAGTGATTGGGCTTGCTTGCGGCGCATCAAATGCAAATTTACGCAATGAACTATTTCCTGCTGTCCAATAACCTTTCAAGAACTGAGAAGCACCACTTGTTACGACGTAACCTATTTTTGCAAATATACTGTAGTTGAAGGGCAACAATGGCGTGGTAGCCGACAATGAAATAATAGCGCCCACATCGGATAAATTAACTGGATCAGCAATTAAATATACAGAATATACTTTGCTTGCTGCCAATGAGCCTGTATCTAAACCATTCAGGCCATTAGCCGCACCATCGATGGTTACAGATGCACTTAATTCCATCTGGAATGTAGCGGTTGAATCTAAAATAGACCCGGCTGCTACATCTAGTTTAGTAAGCGGCGTTGTTGCGTTATTGCTTAAACCAAGACCATTGGCGTAAGACGCTATAAAACTTTTGAAAGGGAAAACATTATATGTAGACATTTTTAATCCTCTTTTATGTTTTTATGGTGTTCATTATGATTGGGTCTGCTCATAACGACCCCACATTAATAATCATAATTGAATGTTTATTAACGTGGGTAACAAGACTTACATGGGGAAACACATCCTCATGCTATCTTCGGCGATTAGTGTTGATCCCCAAACGCTATCCCTTGCATAAGCTTTATTATCCATACCGAATTGAGTCCCCCAATAGTGTCTAATTCCCGCGCCGCTTTCTGGGTCACGATAATAAACACTTTCAAACGGGGATTGATTCGGCAATTTAGGCATTGCAAGATAGAACGAGTCACCTGCATCCATCCAGCCTGCTTGATGAGAAGGAACAGGGGTAACAGTCATACCAGCTTGTATTACGTTGTTGATATTTTGGTTTTGATTAGCCGCAGATACCAAACCTACTGCATTAATTGTTTCAATGCTAACTGTTACGCTTCCAGCTACTGTTGCTGCATCAGATGTGGCTCTGAACTGCACAGGTAATGAGGTAACATGTTGTCCAATGAAGGTCAAAAAGCGCATATTGGGTTTACCACTCACACCATCATTGAACTGCAACAAATCGCCCGCTTTAATCGCGTTTGCATCTGTACCCGCAGTAGGTTCTGTGAAGGTAATTTGAGTAATGTTTGCGCCTGTTGCGTCATTCGTAGAAACAACCGTCATCACATTGTTAGGAGCTGCTGCATTAGCAATGGTTCCGGCCACATGAAGTGGTAACAAATTACTAACACCCCAATCAACGTCCATTCCCGCAAATTTCCCCAATTCCCAGCTACGTGATATTTCGTCATTTCTGGCGGGTGAGAATTGATTTAATCCACTATTAACAATAGGTGGAACTAAATTCACCGGAATAATAGCACGTCGTTTATGTTTTGCAGCGCCGTAGGATACAAAGTTTGCCCATGCTTGAGCTAATTGACCGTATGAGTTAATTGGCGTAACACCATCACCATAAAAACGATAAGGACCTGAATGGATTTGTGGGACTCCATATTGACTGCTTTTTGGGTTAATACCGACCACACCCGATACGATATTTTTAAGAATATCTTGTTCAATCATGGAGCCTAATTGCTCCGTCGCTGCAGCGCCAAATTCACGCATATAGTCTTTAGCTTGAAATATGTATTGCTCGTCGGTATAGCCCATAGAAACATTCTTTGCTTGTGAGCAAATCAAAGTTTGTGTGCGTTGCACGGATGGTTGTTGAGTGATGACCAAGCCGTCATAGGCGGTAAAGCGTGGTGATGTATCAAACGTAATGCTATCGCCTAAGTTGCCGGGGCGGTCATTAAATTCTTCTAGTGATTTATTAGAGTTTGCAATACCCCAAAACTCGTTTGAAAGGTACGCAATTTCAGTTTTGATGTATAGCTGGACGGTTTGTAATGTATTTGATGGAGTTGCCATTGCATAATTCCTCGAAAATGTTCAAATCGAGATAGTCAATACACAATGACGATGCGTTACCGCTTAACGCTTGCTAAGCAATTTTTGTATATCACGCACTGACAAGTTATTGCTATCCGCTAAGCCTGCACTTATCGAAGGTTTTAATTGTGACATAGGGTCTTTTGATTGAGCGTTCTCTGCTTGCGCCGACTGGTTGCTTTTAATAGAGTTACTTAACCCCATTAATTGCTCTTGAGCCAAATAAGGCTGGTCGGCTATATTCGAAAGTATTTGTCCCATTTTATGCGGATTCATTACTAACTCGTTAATTATGTCTCCCGTATTTTCTAACCCGTTGCTCATTTCTACGAGTTTATGCATACGTGGATCTTCATAATTTAACTTATTTAACCGTTGCTCAAGACCAGGGTAACGTTCTTCAGCAGCTTGCATTTTGTTAACAAAAGAATCAATCATGTTCTTTGATTTCATCTCGTTTATTTGATGCATCAAGGCTTCGGGAGCTTTCTGCATAATCATTCGCTCAATGTCTTGCTCAGACATTTGCTGCATACCACCTAGACCCTGTGATTGCTGTTGTATCTGTCCTGCTTGCTGCGGGTCTGGTTGCTGCTGATTCTGCTGTAATTCCATCATTGCCTCTCGTTTGCCTCGTTCGAATGCTTTTTGTTTTTCTCGATTTACAACGTCTTGCATCTGTATTTTATTAAACACAGGTTTTTGTACGTCATCATCGATTACCTCAGCACTTTCTTCGGGGCTAACAGCCGCCTCAATCTTAGTGTCTTCTATGTCAGTCATATATCCCTTCTATTTGACTTTTAGCGGTGTCACCGTGATAACAATACATAACGCTGTAAAGGTTCGGCCAGGTTAGCGTATGGCGACGTAAGATAATCATATGGTATATTATTTGTATAATAGTGACAATGTTTTCACTTTTTCTTTTTTTTTCTTTGCCTTTGCTTCGCTATACGCGCAAATAAGAAAACAATAATCTATGAATTCCTTATCAGTCATATTAGATTTCATTTTATTTGCTCGAATACTTATCATTTGTATATTGTCTTTTATATATCCTATCTCTGAATTAATTCTATCTAAAGATATAGGATGATTTTCATTAAAGTCTAATCCAGTAAATTTACATTTATTATCTTGAGTTTCTAAAATTTCCTGCAATTCCTGTAAAGTTAAATCAAATTCTCTATTTTTTGCTTTAGCATGTCGTTTTGCGTCCCTTAGCAAAAATTTTAGTGGATCTCGCCTTCGCATATTCATTTGCCATTCAGCAGCACAATATAGACACTGAACGTTATTATCTGAATGCAATCTCCATTTTAAATGGTCGCCATGTTTTTTACATACAATCGACAAGCCCAATTTAAAACGCTCTACTTTCTTTTTAACAAATTCAGTTTGGTTTCCTTTTCTAAAAGGATGGTTCTTGAATTTGTCTTTTTCAAACATATTATATGCCTTGATAATAACAAGCATTATAACATTTATAGCTTACTTTTGGATCTTTTTTTATTTCCTTTTGACTCAGAGTAGGCAATAGCTACCGCCTGAGATTTTTTTTTACCAGCTTTTATTTCAGTCGCAATATTATCGCCAAACTTTTTAGTTCCGGGCTTTGCCCATTTATTCAACGGCATTTAATTTCTCCACCTCGGTTTCATCTAATCGACTAATTGCCCATTGTATTAAAAAAGTTTCTTTTTCTCCGTTTAATACTGTTTTTGTAATGTCTTCTAAAAAGTAGGCTAAAAGTTCGTCTGTTTTCTCTCTTAAAACTTTAGCGCCCACCGCTTTGGACTCATTTGACTTGATAAAACATTGATATTTTTTTACAAACTCACTCATTATTTCATACATCCTTTTTTAACTGTTTTTTTCATAATTGCCATGTCTTGTGCTTTATCATTATGCTTCATTACGGCTTTCTTCGGTTTTTTTATTTCTTTTTTATGCTTCATTTCCTTGGACATTATCTTGGCTCCACTGGTTCGCCGGGATAGACTCGTTTATATAGCTTAGTCATCAATGCAGTACGCTCCGGTGTTTTCATGCCGTCGGTTAAATCATACATGCGCTTATGTATAGTTTCTTTATTATGTCCGTCGCCTTCCAGTTTATAGCATCCACTTTCAGATTCTAGATCATTAATGTGTATTTTTTTACTCATTTTCTGGAGTCTCCTTTTCGTTTTCATTAGATTCTTTTGATATTTTATGATGTAAATCGATTGACTTTAAATGTTGGTCATGTGTTTTTACTTTCATATCATGCTGTCTTGATTGAATTTCAGCCATTTTTGTAGCTGCTTCCAAACTATGTATTTCCATCGATGTATTAGATTTTTCAAGCTGAACGGCTGAGTCAATCTGAGATTGTGAAATTCTAGCCTCTGCTTCCAAAATTTTAGCGTCGGCTAATTCTTTGTCTATCGACACTTTTGCTATCGATATTTCATTTTCAATTTGTTGCTGTTCGCCTTTCTGCTGTACTTTCATCAGCTCAGCTTGAGCACGCATTACTTGAGGTTGCAATGCTTGTTGTTGTGCTTCGGTTAACTGCTGTTGTTGTTGTTGCTGTTGTTGCATCATCATTTGTTGTTGTTCTGATTTCTGTTTAAGCCATGGTTCTACAGCGTCCATGAGGCTATCTGCCCCATAAATATTAAGATTTTTAATGAGGATTGGCATACCTTCGGCAGAGTTCATGAATTCACCGAAGCTAGGCATGGCTTGAGACAATGAAATAATTTGTTGAACCGCCTGATTTTTCTGTACTTGAAAGTTAACCCCTGCCTCAACTTGAATATTAAGTGCGCCTTCTTCGTAGTTTATGTTTGGGTTTCCTTTTGTGTTCACTTCTTTGTAAGCTTTCGTCCCGTTTTTCTCAACAAGAGGCAAGACGCGCTTACCCATCAAATATTTGGGCATTAAATCCGCTGCAATATTGGCCATTTGCGTCAGACCTGCCAGATAGCCAACAACATAGGGCATTGCTGCCGCATTACCGACCGTTGATGATTCAATTACGGCTTTTCCTGACAAGTCGTTGTCATTTTTGCCTAAATTGCTGGCAAAACTTCCTAAGATTGCTTGTGTAGTGGGGTCTGTTATCTGGAAAGCGGCCATCACTTCCGGTGGTGCTGGCACATTAACCACGGGGATTATAGGTTCAGGAATTGGTTTGTCTGGATTGTTTTCGCTATAAGCATTAACCAAAATATTATTAGCGCGCTGAATGTTTTTAAAAGCCTCGATTGAATCAGCTTCTTGAACCACCGCTTCCTTTTTAATAATAAATTTGTGCTGAACCATATTTTGCAAATAATGCGCTAGACTTTGTCCTGAGTAATTTTTTAAATCCTGAATGCCTTTCGCATGATAAACGTATGGCCGCGTCATTTGATATGTTGAGTTGCTCTTCCCTTCAGTTAAGATAATTGAATTTCCGTCAATAAAAACCAAAGGTAGGTATTTATAATCTGTTTCTGTGTACTCAATTATTTGATTCTCTATTAAGCGATAACGACACACTGTTTCGAGTATGGTCCAGCGAGGCTTCCCTTTGATTATCGGGATCTGATCGATAATCCCGCGCTCAACCCACTCGATTTCCATTTTTTTATATTTGTCTTGCGTCATCGTTGTACCGTCTGCAAGCTCAACAATACGAGCTCGTTTCTTTTTCTTCTCGAAATAATCGACAACTAATACAATTTTATTGTCTTTGATGTCTTTGTATGCCCACTTAAACCCTTCAATGTCTTTTGTATTCTTAACGAGGGTATATTTAAGTTTTGATATATCTTTTGATGGAAATTCGCGTTCAAAGTCTTTATCGGTCATGGGATATATTTCAAAACAATAGTTGCCGTCTGCTTTGTGTGTTTCTCTAGACATTGGATCGAAGCCACACAAAGTGGGGTCGAATACACGATTCATTTTGATTTCTTGCTTAAAACTCATCGAGCCAGCGTAATCTGTATATACTTTAGCTACGCTAAAACCACCTGACAGTAAATCTTTATATACTTCGTAGCTAAATGAGTTTTTATTAGACTCATATAATAGATGCCTAAAATGCTGCTCGACTATATCAATTACTTCCTGTTGAATTGGAACACCCTCAGAGGGTGAGACGTCAATGCTTGGTTCATGTTTTGAAAACTCCCCTAATAATCGGCTTATGTACGATTCAAGAATGTTAAATTCGATAATGGGGTGAACTAATTTTTTTAGATAAGCTCTTTGATTTTCTGAGACAGACGTTTTAAAAACATAATTTCTAAAAGATCGAAAGCGTTGATAATTATCTTGAAAATACAAGTAAGACGTTTGTATATTGTCTTTTATTCTGCAAAGATTTTCATTGCTTTCGCCGGTTTCGTCGTTAAAATCCACTTTCGTCATAATTGTACGCATCCCGCTGTAGTTCTAAATTAGTGCGCTCATCTGCGTATATCTTAGCAGAAACATTGTCTTTTTGCTTTGGTATATAATGCAATGTTTTATCGATTAGTGCTATATGAATTGCGTCTGATAGAGTATCGGCCATATCGTCAAATCTATGAGCATTGTTGGCCGTTATCTTACTCATGTGATCCAGGCATAATTTAACGTGTCTTGCATTGTCTGTAAATGATATTGATCGTGAAGCGATGTAGGGTTGCATCTCTAAAAATCGCTGCGTTTTGCTTCCTGATGCCCGTGTACGCTCTATCTGTCTAATCTGTATGCCGCGCAATTCTTGCAGTACAGAGACTAAAGTGACACCTGTGGATTTTTTTTCAATTGCTGCAATTAAGGGGGGCTTCGGATGTATCATACAACCTTGCCAAAATTCAATAAATGCTGCTTTCAAGTCTTTTGGTTCAATGCGAAGCTCTATGCAATCCAGCCAATGTAATCCTAATTCGCCAGTTTTAACGCCCTGATTTTCTATCTCATACAAACCGAAAAAACTAAATGCGGTCGCGTCATTCCAAGACTTGCTAGTTTCTGCTGTGTCTGCTGTGATGAATGTACATAAAAGTTCTGGTTCTTCGTCAAGCATCACGAACCACTCGGGCTTGAATAATGCGCCACCCGCAGGGATGGGGTCTTGTTGAAATTGGGATGCAAAAACATAAGGGTCACGCGCTTGTTTTATACGCAGCATCTCAAGTGGAAACGCTTCAGGATACATCGCGTTACCTGCTTCATCTATCGATTTTAGTATGACGCTATGCCATTTGTACCCATCTTTGCCTTCTAATAAATAAGCTGCTAAGTCTGCTTCATGCACTCGTTGCCCTATATTTATTATAGGTACAAGTATACCCCGCATACGTTGCTGTATAGTCTCTCGATAATTTTCTATCACGCTCTCTCTTATAGTATCACTATGTGCTTCGTCGACTTTGTGTGCATCGTCAACCACCACACCTCCAGAAAATCTATCGAGACCCGGCAACCCGGCATCCTGTCCCACGATAGCGCCGCCAGATCCAAAGCTTGCACACGAGCCGCCTGCCGTAGTCTGCCAGCTATCTTTTGCTTTGCTGTCGTGTTTAATTGATACATCAAAAAGATATTTATAGTGCGGCAACTGTATAATGCGCTTAATTGTCTCATTATGTTTAGTTGCTAAAACTTTGCTATATGAGATATACAAAAAACGGGAGTCGGGATAGCTTGCCATTGACCACGCTACCCATGCAGCTAAAAGCGTGGATTTACCCGAGCCAGGTGCTATGTTGATCATCAGTCGATTGTTGGGTATCTCAAGTCTAAAAGCTTGAGTTAATGCACGACAAATTGTTATTTGATGCGGTTCGCGGCCGGGTGGATTACTAATAATAAAATCACGAGCGGTTAAAAGAGGATAAAAAAACTGAGTAAATCTTAACAATGATCCACGTAGCTCAGCGGCTAATTGCTCTTTATCTTGGTCAATCATAAATATTCATCGTTAGTGGACGAGAAACCCCGATCCATTTAGACAAAAACCTTCTTGATGAGCCGAGCTTCTTTAATGATTCGTAACAAGATACGCATAGTCCATTATCATCTAAATCTGTATATACATAACCATCGACAACTAAGTCACAACCATTTTTATTGCAATTAGCACAACTGAATTTCAGTTTATCATAATCAATAGTTATTTCATCGTTATGCTCAATTATCACACATCAATACTCGGACACATTAGCTTTATCAAGTTTGGCTCTCAGCTCCGCAAGTTCAGCTTTTACGCGCTCGTTCTCGCCCTGCAATTGTTCGACCTCTTTTTTGTCTCCGTATATTTTGGGAGCAAGCTTAGAGGCAGTCCATTTTCTAGTATCAATTACAAGACGCGCTTGAGCTATCATGCCTGTATCAATTCGTGTTACACCGTTATCATCTTGATAAACATAAGTAGAAGTATCGTCGATTACTTCTTCGAACGATTCGACCATCAATTCCGCTTGATGCTGTTTTGCGATAGCGTATTGGGTCGAAAAATCTCTCTTTTCCCATCTCCAAATATTGATAGTTTCACTTGCCGGCAACTCGGGATATTTGTCGCATAACCTTCGCAAACCGATGGGATTAATAGCAACTAATTGACATATTTTTGCTGCTAATTCGTCATTAAATTTTGTAGGGCGACCTTTTGGAATCGTCATGATACGAATATTTCCTTTCTTGAATTAATTCCTTTTAGTGTAGGCTTTTTGCCCATGTCACGTCTACCCCAGGAATCTGCGACATAAAAACCATTTTTTTCATCATACCCAAGCAAGCTATTATCATTAAATATAAATAGATATCGTTGATCAAAATAAGCTTTATCGATCGCAGATAAGTTTGGGTGCTCCATAGCCGCTTGTAGTTTTTCAGAATCCGAATTATTTTGTGACAAAAGGTAATATGCAATGGTTATTTTTTGAGACGTACCACAATCTGCACGACGATGAGGCTTTCTTTTCTTATCAATAGATCCCTTCATAAATTATCAATCCATCTTCTAATAAGAGACAATTGGCATGAATTTAATTAGCTATTATTTTATCTTTAACAGCTCTAATCTTTCCAATTTTCACTTCAACTTCAGTCTTAATCTGAACATAACCGACACCGTTGCATTCATCGCAGTCCTTTTCAATCATACCCAATCCAATTATTTTCTTTTTACCATTACAAAGCTCACATCTTTTACTACTCATGATCAAAGTCCAAACAATTTAATAATAAATCTATCATTATATACCCACAGAGTTTGTGGATATCTCTGTGGGAAAGTTAACACATCTCGCGCACAGCTTGCAATCTAATCGATGCTCATGACTTGCTCGCATGCAAACAATAAAATATTATAATTATTTTATATAAACTGCTTTACATAAACATGCAAAGTAATTATAATAGCGGCATACACACAAAAAAGTAGGTGTAGCGATATATATAATTACCTATATTCCTTTGCATTTTATTTGCAAATATTGGTAAATAAAAGGATAAGTTAAAATGAACATCAATGACTTAACAGACACAAAAATTATATTTAAAGTAAAACGAGAAATGAATGAGTATTTCTACTACACAATAAGCGCTTTAAATGCAGACAATTTAGACGATTACGAGTACATGCAATCACTATCAAAAGAAGAAGGACTTCTACTGAAACAAAATTGCAAACGACTATTAAAACAATTGGATAAAATACATGACTAATTACGATGACGAAGGAAGAAACGACAACATTTATGGCGATGAAGACTATTTTGAAGCTGTAGAGCGTGCAAATCATGAGCTGGCGTGGGACAATCCATGGAGCGAAGTGTATGACGAAAACGACGAAAACTAATCAGTAATTTTTAACGGAAAACACAACTAAGGATGAAAGTTTTATGTTAATTCTATCAAGAAGACCCGGTGAATCGATCATGCTCGGTGACGACATCATGATTACAGTCTTAAGAAATAACGGATATTATGGAACGCAAGCAAGACTAGGTATCACAGCCCCAAACAATATCTCAGTGCATCGTCGTGAAATTTACGACATAATAAAAAAAGAAGAAGAACTGGCTAAACTTCAAGCTCTTGAATGTTTGTAGCAAACAAACCTTTTGGACTTTTATCACACGTAAACGTAACTTCAGACCCTTTTGTAAGCGTCTTAAACCTCTTATTGCTCTGAATTTCTTTGTAATGCACAAAATAACTTTGATCGTCATCGCCGACAATAAAACCTATCCCTTTTTTTTCATCAAACCATTGAACAGTGCCTTTCACTCGCAACTCCCTTTTAAATGCGTTCGATGCTGGCTCGTGATGTGGGATCAAGACTTTTGACGAATGAATTCATCGCGAGATGGGTTTCAAGTACCTCGCTTTAACAGCATCGTACGCACAACGATTATCGCACAACTTAACAATGAGGTGAAGGTGGCTCGTCATAATCTTTAAACAATTCGCTTTGAATTAAAGACAATGTTAACAACCCTCTGTAAATCAAATCAACAACTTTTAAAGACGCGTAGAGCGTTAAAGAACCGGTTATGACAGCGGCCAAGGCTAAACCTATCCCCGCCAGAGATATAGCCACCTGAAGCCCGTTAATGACCTTCTCGCTGCCTTTTGCGTCTTTCTTGAAGAACATTATCGCAGACGTTGATAATTGCGTGAGACGAATCGGCATATCTGAAGCAGGAAGGGCGTTTTCAATCGCACTTGATAAAATCTCAGTGACGGCGTTCGCGCGTTGTATTCGACGTTGCAGAATAGAAGATCGCATATAAACCCCCTTTGTAAGATTTGTATACAATTTCAACATAGCACGTTTTTTAATTTACTCAAATAGTTATTTGTTTCTCCCTGATGTAAGCATTGGCGATTCTACGCCCTTCATTTTGCGTTGATACGACGTTCTCATGATTAGATATACACTCATACCACTTACTTAAATAAGCTCGTAAAACGTCCCTATGGCGTTCTCTTGGGATTCTAGTTAAACATTTTTTAATGAAAGTGATGTCTTCGTGAAGCAGTTGTACGTTGTCGCGTTGGGCGGCTGATAAGAATTCGGACATCATGGGTATGATATTCATTTTTTAAATTCTTCTCGAGCGCTATCGGATAAATTTTTCATAGTGGAATGATAGCCTGTGTATTTATTTCTCTTATTGGCTAAATCTATAAAACATTGGCTTCTTAAGAATCTTTCATAAGCTAATTGACCATCCTGGCTGATGATATAATCCTTTATTTCTTGATAAACTTCTTTTGTTACATTTATTTGATTGCGCGCAATCTCATTAACCAAATATTTTATAAAAATAATTTCATTCATTTTTTAGATCTAACATAAATCATATGAGTATCTGGCTTTCCTGCTTCAACCCACGATTCAAAATTTAATGTCTTTTCATTTTTTGCTAAGGGATTTAATCGTATATCAGCGTCCGCTTGTTTTTGATATTCAAAATACTCCAACTTTTCAGAATTAGGCTTTTCTTTTTGATTTGTTTGTTTTTCTGTTTTTTGAGGCCGTTTAAACGATTCAACTGATTTAGGATTCTGCAAAAATTTATTGAATGCTCCCCAGCCGGCTACTTTTCCCAGATTTTGCCAGTACGACTGGCACGCCTCGTATGCTTCATCAATCGTTGCATCAGTGTCTTGCCACAATGCCTCGAAACTTTCTTTGCATCGGTCGTTATCTAAAGCAAATTGTTTTGTCTTTGCGTCTGATTCTGCTTTGTTGAATGCAGTATTTGCTTTGATTAAGGCATTTAATTCGTCGCTTTTGTATTTTGAAAAATGGTTACTACTACTACTACTATTATCACTATTATTAATAGTAGTAGTAGTAGTAGTAGGGTTTTTAACTTCTGGGACTTTAACTTCCAGGATCTTTGGGTGTCGCTCAGCGACACTGGGGGGGTGTCGCTGAGCGACACTAGGGGGGTGTCGCTCAGCGACACTAGGGGGGTCGCATTCCATGCCATTGTCTGTAATAGATATTGGGTTTTTTACAGTTAACCATACCCAATTACCCTTTGAGGTTTGAATATGTTGAATGTATCCTTTTTCTTTTAATAAATTTGCGGTGTTAATAGTATTTCTTCTGTTAATCCCTAATTGCTGAGCCAGCCAGTTATAGGAAAAAGTAGGGGATACATTTGGATTAGGGTTACTTTCCATTTGTTCAATCTGGCCATAAAGCCTTAAATGATTGGCGTTTAAATCTAAATCATAAAGAATGTAAAATGGAATCATTGCGCGATATGCAGTAAATCGTTGTGATGGATTGTTATCTGTATAATTCATGGTAAAATAATCCTCGGTTATTTAACTTTGTCATCAAACTCGGTTATTTAACTTTGTCATCAAACTTGGTTATGTGACTTGGGGTTGTGTAGCTTTGTTAAATTAATATGATTTTGACCATCGCGCGTCAACGCACCGGAAAAGCATGGAAGCTGTTTATTCACTATTAATTATTTCTAATGTCAATTTATTCATCCCGTTAAATTTTAAAAACAAATAATCCTACCCATATTAAAAAATACAGTACATGTCGCTTGCATTTGTTGTAATAATTCATTAAAATCATGTCCATATTTAGCGCAACTTTTAGGGTATGCGTTAAGTAGTCTACGGGCAACGCCCATGACTGTTAACTGAATTAGAGACAGTTAACAGTCATTCATCATACATAAAATATGTTTTAAATCAATAGTTAATCTTGATACATCCCGTCTTCCAACTATGAACCACCGTCATGTATACACGCTGTCGGTTCATGAATTTCACTACTAAAATAATCTATTTTACCCACAGTAAAACCAATAAAAAAAGTAAATATTAAAACAAAAACAAATAACAAGTTGCTCATTTTTTTATATCTCCACTATTATTCAAAACCACTGTTTTAGAAGGTGTTATAAAGGTCACTTAATTTAATGACTCATCGCCTACTTCGCATAATGCTTGCTGAATTTCGTCTGCGTGACCAACTTCTAAGCCCGTGTGTGACAGCCGCATGGCCAGCGCCAGCCGCCGCACCTCCTGCGAGCCCCGAAACAGCAGCTATTGCCGCATGGTCTAACATGCTCATGCCCTGTGCTGGAGCCGATTGCGTGTTTTGTGGCTCGTCAGTGCGTGGTCTTTGCGTGTTTTGAGGTGGGGGTGAATCACAACCGAACAACATAAGAGACACAATAATTAATAATGAATTAATCTTCGTCATCTTCATACATCCACTGAGCGAATGCCATTAAGTCATTTACTGCTTCTGTTCTTGTTCTATAAAAATTCTTATCAATCCATAGCAGGTTTTCCCAGAATTTATTTGCATCTGTTAAAACAATACCATCCTCTATTTTTAAAATTGTTCGATAAGTAAGTTTTAAAGCGCTAATATCTAGCATCCCGTTGTCGTAATCGTCTTCAAAACGCCAAATTATATCGCCTACTTTTAAGTCATTCATGGTTTCTTCTTCACAGCGACCGCATCTTACTACCCCGCAGTCTGCGCATTCTATTTTATTTTCATGGTCACAATAGTTATTAATCATGGAGTTTAATTTTTTCATTAAATCGTCGTCACTTCCGTCTTCAGAAATACAAACATCAACTGCATATTCCATCGTCATAAGTTCTTCTTTCGTGAAGTCATTCATCTTTCATGCCCTCTAATTTTGCAATTACAGCATCTAGCATAGAGTTTTTATTTTTATCTTTATGACCAAAACTAATCTCTTCTCTATCATTTTCAAAAGAAGCTAATCCCAACGAACTTTCTTCGATACAGGTTCCCTGCTCAATTTCAATGTAAATTTTCCAAAATTCATCACCTTCTTTTAAGTAACTCATATTCTTCCATCCATTCAATTGTTTCTTCTAAAGCCTGAGCGGCGCCAAAATACATCGCAATCTTCTCTTCAGCCATCGGCATCTGTCTATAACGCTCATACTCTTTCGTATTGCGCTCAATCTCTCGTATGAGGAATTTCTTCAATTCGTCTATCATCTAATTGACTCCTTTCTATAAAATCAAGTGCTTCTAATAAAGCAAATTTTACGCCTTCATTAAAAAATATCATTCTAATATTTCCCTCGCTATTATAGTCCGGCGTGTACTGATGGCAGTCATTAAGTTTTTTGTTAATCCAATTGATACAATCTTCAGTCATCTGGTTTTTCCTTTATGTTTTGTGTGATGTTACAAAAAATGCATCGCCAGCACGGTATCAGTCCGAAAAATCTACTGGACTTCTTCCAGCCGTGCATCAAACGTATCGCTGAAACATTTGGATCATTAATCCCATCTGAAACGCGTGCTTTACAAATATCAGAATCTTTCATGTCACCACCATTTGAAAATGAAATGGATCACAATAAAAACAATCAAAATTCGCATAAAAAAGGGAGCGCTTGCAATAAATAAAAAACCAAGCAATAGAATGGAGCTATTAATCGCTCGAGGTATGCTTGTGTATCCGTTCAAAATTAAATAACTTTTTATCTTTGTACGTGTTCGCCTTATCCAACGTGACAAACTCATTTAATTAATTCCTCTTTTAATAAAATTAAAGCCTCCGCAACCGCTTTAAATGCTTTGACAGACATAACCCCATCACTCTGACCCGCCGAAGGTGAATCAAGCATAATCTCAAGCTTATTAAACGCCCTGTTTAAAGCGCTTCCTTCGTGCAATCGCTTAAACTCTCGTAATGCCTCTAGCTCCTTTAGATCGCTTTCGGTCATTTTATAATCGCTGGCACATGATTTAAGTCAGCAGTTAACTCCCCGTTCGTCAAAAATTCAATCTTCATTTGTGATTTGATCGGAATATATCCGCGCTTTCTCCAATTCTCATAGTTCACGTTACTGATACCCGTTTCTTGCTGAAACTTATACCCAGTCCTATATTTATCTTTTAATTCTTCAAATTTCATAATAACCTCGCTGCTAGTCTGTGAAACCATCATAACATAAAATAATAATTATATAATTATATTTATATAAAATAGTTTACAGACATGAAATGGTTTGTTATTATGTGTGTGTTCAATTCATTAACTAGAGAAAAGACGGGATCATATATGACATTAACAACACAGCAGAAACAAGATAGAAGTAAGGGCATAGGTGGATCGGATATGCCTATCATTCTAGGTTTGTCATCGTACAAAACACCTTATGAGCTTTATTTAGAAAAAACAGGGGCATTAACTGATTTTGAAGAAACGGAATTGCAATACTGGGGCAACAAATTAGAGCCAATTATTGTCAATGAATTCGCACTTAGAAATGGAGTTGAAATTGAAACACGGGATACTATTATTCATGATACACATGACTTTTTACGCGGCAATGTTGATGGTTTCATACCTGAATGGAATAGCGTCTTAGAGGTTAAATGCTCATCCTCCTTCATGGCTCACATGTGGGGTGAAGATGGAACGGACGTTATCCCTCTTCCTTATCTTGTTCAAGTTGCGCATTATTGTGCGTGTCTTGATGCAGATTCGGCGCATATTGCTGTATTAATCGGTGGTAATGAATACAGACAATTCAAATATACGAGAGACTTAGAACTTGAAGCCTCATTGATTCAATCTGCGTCTACATTTTGGAATTGTGTGCTGAGTCGAATTCCGCCCGAACCAATCAATCAAATTGATTTGAAATTGCTTTATCCTAAGCACGATCCCGATAAAATGCTGGTGGCCGATCAAGACATATCTCAAAGATTAACGCGATTACATGACGTGCGTGCTGAAATAAAAGCGCTCGAAACAATCGAAACTGAAAACAAATTTAACATCATGAAGTACATGCAAGACGCTGAATGTCTAACAGACGAGAACGGCAAACCAATGTGCACTTGGAAGACAAACAAAAGAGGCGCACGGTCATTTCTATTGAAAGGGGTTTAATATGAGCAATGAATTAACAACAACATCAAATACTAATTTGTCAGTATGGGACGATTCACGGCTTACCGAAATACGTAAATTGTTCGCGCCCAAATTATCAGACTCTGAATTTCAATATTTCATTGGTCTGGGTAAAGCGACTAATCTTAATCCCTTTTTAAGAGAAATATGGAGCATAAAATACGCAGAAAACACACCGGCTCAAGTGTTTGTTGGACGTGACGGTTATCGTAAAGCCGCTCAAGCTCACGCAGAATATGACTATCATCAATGTGATGCGGTTTATGAGAATGATTCATTCAAAGTCATACACGGCGAGGTTGAACACTCTTACACGCTAGCAAATAGAGGACAATTAATTGGCGCTTATTGCATTGCTAAACGCAAAAGCTCCTCTCGGCCTATTTATGTTTTTGTTGAACTTAAAGAGTACTCAACAGGCAAAAGCCTATGGAATGCGCAAACCGGCAAACAAGCAACAATGATACGCAAAGTAAGCGAAGCTCAGTGCCTACGCGCTGCATTCCAAGATATTTTGGGAGGTACGTACAGCGATGCTGAAATGTACGACGATTCACAAAATAAACCAATCCATGTGCCACAAGGAAAAACACAAACTGAAAAATTAAAAAATATACTGAAAGAAAATGAAGATATTATTGATGTTGAGCCGGAAGAAGAACCATTGACTGTACACAACACAGGAAGTGACGAGATAAAAATATCAATCGATCAAGTCAATGAAATACACTTTTTAATGACAGAATTCGGCTTTGATGATGAACGAAAAAAGAAAGCATTCAATTATTTTAACATTAGCGCACTTGAAGAGTTGACGGACGCGCAAGCCAATGTATTCTTGCTGCAACTAAAAAAATAAGGGGATACCGTGATTAATAAAGCAATCCTACTAGGTCGCATTGGTAAAAAAGAATGCAAGGTATTACAGAATGACAACCATCTGACCGTGCTTTCAATCGCAACTAATAGAAAGTGGAAAGATAAAAGCGGTGAGAAACAAGAAGTAACAACATGGCATAACGTGAGCTTATTTAATAAGCTCGCGGAAATTGCCGAGAAATACACAAAGGTGGGTGATTTAATTTATATCGAAGGTGAAATACAAAATAAAAAGATAATGGGAAATGATGGAGTGGAAAAATGGATTTATTCAGTCGTAGGAAGTGAACTTAAATTAATTCCAACGGGAGCTAAGAAAGAGAACGCATCCTCAAACAAACAAGAAAACAGTATGAATCATCAAAATAATAATTTTGATGATGACTCGATACCATTTTAAAAAATAAACTATTTAAAATAACAAGGATGATACTAAATGAACAAGCTAAAACTAGTTATAGTCGATTCACAAATTAAAGCTATTGTAAAAAGTAATTTAGTGTTATCAGGACTACAGTCAGAAATGATAGATAAAATCATTAAAGACTTAAGCGGCGATATTTTGAATATGCTAGAAAGTGTTTGTCTTGAATTGGATTGAGATTTATATGACCACAAAAAGTCTGGAACGAAACTTAACCAAAAAACAACTAGATCTATTAGTAAAACAAGTTCAATTTGAAATTTCGGAAAGACACAAAAAACAGGACGAAGAAATAGCGGAAAAAATTGAACATGATTTACTGCTGGCACAAGCTATACATAGAGGTCTTGAGTCGGGATACTCTATTCTTGAAATAATTGAACAGATTTTGCCCGATATTGAAGAGCCAGACTCAATCACGCATTAAATTGACTTATTGCGTAATTACGTTAGAATAATTCTTTTTACGTAAGGGCGTTGCTAGATGAAAAAATTGGATGGGATAATAGTGCTAAGCAATAATGAACCGTTTACAACCTCAATTATATTAAGTGAAAAAATTGGTGTGGAACATAGAGCAGTTTTAGTACTAATTAAAAAATACAAGGATAGAGAAATTTTAAAGACTTCCGCGTTTCAGATGCAAAGGTTAAAAACAAAAGGTCGTAATAGAGAGTTCTATTTTTTAACAGAAAAACAAGCGATGTTTATTTTAACATTAATGAATAACACGCCAAAAATTCTAGACTTTAAAGAAGCACTGATAAATGCCTTCGATTACTACAGAAAAGTAGCTATAAAAGAATTTAACAAAAAAAATAATAATTTAAGTAATACGAGATGGATTGAACAGCGAGCCGAATCAAAAGAAATATCAAAAGAATGTAATGCGGTTACTCATGAGTTTGTAGCTTACGCAAAATCACAAGGAAGTAAAAATCCAGAAATGTATTATATAAATATTCCAAGCATGAAATTAAAATTACTTTTCATGATTGATAAAAAATACAATAATGTACGTGACTTGATGTCTAGAAGCGAACTGCGAACAATGGAGATAGCTGACGAGAAGGTAGCTTGCTCATTGAAAGAATCGATGGCTAAAAATATAATGTACAAAGAGTCTTTTCAGATCGCAAAACAAATAGTAATCGAGCTTGCTAGATTTTTCCCACCGTCGCCATTGGCTTTTGTGTTGCAAGATAATCTTTAATCACCATGATAGCTTCATCTGCGCTATAACACAGTTCACACCGATAACGCTGTTCCATCATGTTTCGTAAAAACTCAGCTTGCAACGTGGTGAGCTTATTATTTCCATATTTCATCTCAATCCAAAGTCCCGCATAACGCATGGATTTATCTGTCTCATACGTAGGGATTGCAATAAATATATCTGAAACACCTGCTTTTACACCCATGCGTTTAAGTTTTGCCCCCGCCTGAGGGGAGGTAAGACGTTCATTAGCAACATGAAACGCGAATGGCTCAATGTTGGGATGCAATCTAATCCAATCAAAAACTGCTATTTGTTCTAGCGCTTCGTTGGATTTCAATACTTCCCCAGGCGTAACCGATTCGCCACACGATTTGCACGATTAGTGCCAACCTGACGCGCCCAGAGGCTATTAAGTAAGTTTTGAGAAGCGATGGTATAACGATGATGTGTCATTAAATCAATCATGCCGCCGGGCAAGCTAAACTGAAGCAATCCCCCTATGCCCATTGAAAAGCATAACTCAATTAGAACACCTTGACGCACTTTATCTTGTGTATGAAACCAGTCGTATTTTTCACATTGTTTTTTAGCTAATTCAAGGCGATTCGCAAGCAGGTATTCGCATTCTTCAAGCGTTAATTCACAACTTCGGCGTTTATCAAGACAAGTTCCCCAACCGATGGTGATATAGCCTAAGCTGTCCATATAGGCTGAACGCTCCAAACCTTCCGATAACTTGATTTGTTCTATGAGTTCTTTGTCCATGGTTCGCCCCTGTGTTCCGTTTATGAGGTTAGATTAGTTTATTTGTATGCGTTGGTCAATTTCGTGGATTTTTGTGTTCTTCTGTATAAAATAATGATATGAATCATCCATCCACTTAACTAAATTGATTTCATCAACCGTCACCTGAACCGTCACCGGAACCGTAACCGGAACCGGTTCCGAAACCGTCACCTGAACCGTCACCGGAACCGTAACCGGAACCGGCACCGTCACTGTAACCGTAACCGTCACCGGAACCTGAACCGTCACCGTAACCGTCACCTTTCCCGGAACCGTTCCCGGGACCGGAACCGTAACCGGAACCGGAACCGTAACCGG